ACCTGCTGATGTCAGCCTACGGCAACTTCCTGCGTCAGAAGGGTGTGCCGCAGCCGAGCGCTGCGTATGAGTTCCCGTACCCGATCGGTGGCCGCTTCGCGTCTGGAAACATGGCCATGTACGACAAGGTCATCAACCAGGGCGCTGGCCTGCAGGCCGCCAAGACGCCCAAGCGCTTCGATTTCTCGGCCAACTTCATGGGGCACCGCGATCGCGCCACGATCGACGAGCAGATGAGCGGCGGTTTCCGCCCTGGTCTGCTGGTGCCGCCGGGTGATTCCTACGGCGTGTTTGAGAAGGTGGTGCACGACCTGGCCAAGGCCGAGGGTGTGCAGCCGGCCAACTTCCAAGACGTGGCCTGGAAGGGCCTGAAGGGAGTGCCCGGCAAGCCGATGATTCAGCACGTCAACGAGGCGGTCGAGCGCACCGCGCGTGTGACCGGCAAAAAGCCGCAGGACGTGGTCCGCGACAGCCTGGTGCGTGGCACGCATCCGCTGTACAGCCTGGGCGCTGCCGGCATCGGCACCGCCGCTCTGGCAGCCGCGCTGCGCAATCAGGAGGAGGACGAGTTTTGATCGTCCAGGTCAATCTTGAGCTGTTTCGCGGCATCGAGCAGCTCGGTGCCGAGCTTGCGTTCTAGGTGCGGGTACATGTCACCCGTGTCAACCATCAGCGACGCAGCCTCGAGCAGGGCAGCCCAGGTTTCCCTTGGCGCCCGCACGACGCGCGTGCCTACGACGATGATGACGTCATCCATGGCCATCTCCTTTTCTGCATATCGTTGAGAATACCACAACATGACTAGACGCCGCTGGATTCAGGACCGCATCACGGGCGAATTGATCGAGGTCACGCCCGACTATCAGCCCGAGCTGCGCACCGACTCTGGCGCGCTGTGGGGCGATCGCAGCTACGACGGGCTGCGCGCCACTGACGGCACCGATATCAGCTCGCGGACTAAGCACCGCGACTACATGAAGGCCAACGGCCTGGCCACGGCCGACGACTTCAAGGAAACCTGGGCCAAGTCCCAGCAACAGCGTGACCACTACCGACAGCACGGTGGCACGTTCTCACGACGCGACGTAGAGCGCGCGATTCAGCAACTCCAAAACAGGCGATAACCCATGAACGGACCCACGACACTCCGCGACGAGATCGAAGCAGCGATCGAAGAAACAGAGGCGCCTGCGCAAGCGGCAGCGCCGGCACCGGAACCTGCAGCACCAGCTGAGGCTGCACCGGCTGCAGAACCTGTTGCCGAATCTGCTGCCGAATCTGCAGAACCTGCGCAGAACCTAGACGCGCTCGCAGAGGGCGAAAGCCCCGCAGATGCGCAAGACCTTGCTCAACAGCAGCGAGATGAAAACGGCCGGTTCAAGGCAAAAGAGGAGGGCATTCAGCCCGGCCCAAAGTCAGGACCGCGGCAGAGCGCTGGGGAGCGTGCCCCGGCCTCTTGGCGTCCTGATGTAAGGGAGCACTGGGGTCAGCTGCCGGAGCCTGTGCGCGCTGAGATCCAGCGCCGCGAGGTTGAGGTGCAGCGCACGCTGCAGGAGTCGGCCGAGGCCCGCAAGAACTACGACGCGGTGATGCGCACGGTGGCGCCCTACGAGGCGTTCATCCGCGCTGAGGGCTCCAACCCCATCCAGGCCATCGACAACCTGATGGCCACCGCAGCCAAGCTGCGCACGGGCACCGCGCCCGAGCTGGCCACGATGGTGGCCGGCATCGTCAATCAGTTCGGCATCGGCCGTTTCGGTAACGGGTTCATCCAGGCCCTAGACAGCGCCCTGGCTGGCCAGGCGCCCGTCGTCGACCCCCAGCAGGCCGCGATGGAGCAGGTGCTCAACCAGCGCCTGGCGCCGGTGCAGCAGATGCTGACGCAGTTTCAGCAGGCGCAGGTCGCGCAGCAGGAGCGCATCGCCCAGGCGGCCCAGTCGGAGGTCGAGACGTTCCTGGATCGCGCTGAGTTCGGCAACGACGTCCGCGAGGAAATGGCCGACCTGATGGAGTCGGCCTCGAGGCGCGGCCAGAACCTGACCCTGCCCGAGGCCTATCACAAGGCCTGCCTGCTCAACGACCGCGTGCGCACGGTGCTGCAGGGCCGCTTGCAGGCCAAGGGCGCCCAGCAACAGACGAGCGCCGCGCAAAGGGCGCGCGCTGCGGCGGTGAGCGTTTCCGGCTCGGCGCCGGTGGGTGCCCTGCAGCAACCGTCCACCGACGTCCGGTCTGCGATTGAGGCGGCCATTGTGCAGTCCGCACGGTAATGGATAATTCACACCACAGGGAGGGGCAACCTTCTCTTGGTGTGCCCAAGCACCCCAGCCACCGCAGCTCCTGGGAGACGCGCCGCGTCCCACCCACGACATAGACGGACTGAGATCGGTTCGCGTCGGCGCATCTGAACTGGTGGGCGAAAGCCCGTAACAACCCAACTCAGATGAGGAGTTAAATCATGGCATTCCCAAATGTCTCAGACATCGTCGCAACGACGATTCAAAACCGTTCGCGTCAGATCGCGGACAACGTCACCAAGAACAACGCGATCCTGTCGCGTCTGAACCAGCGCGGAAACGTCAAGACGATTTCTGGCGGTAACGTGATCTTTGAAGAACTGTCTTTCGCTGAGAACGCGAACGGCGGTTTCTACTCTGGTTACGACCTGCTGCCGGTTGCCGCTCAGGACGTCATCAGCGCTGCCGAGTTCCAGATCAAGCAGTACGCTGTCCCGGTCGTTATGAGCGGCCTGGAGATGCTGCAGAACAGCGGCAAGGAACAGTTCATTGACCTGCTGGAAGGCCGCCTGAACGTGGCCGAAAGCACGATGATGAACCAGCTGTCGCAGTCGATCTACTCGGACGGCACCGGCTCTGGCGGCAAGGAAGTCACCGGCTTGAACGCCGCTGTGCCTTCTGACCCCACCACCGGCACCTATGGTGGCATCAACCGTGCGACCTGGTCGTTTTGGCGCTCCAAGCTGTACGACTTCAGCACCTCCACCGGCGGCAACGCTACTGCGGCCAACATTCAGGCTGGCATGAACAACCTGTGGGCTCAGACGACCCGCGGCGCTGATCGTGTTGACCTGATCGTCATGGACACGAACTACTGGTCGCTGTACATGGCTAGCCTGCAGGCTCAGCAGCGTTTCACCAGCCCCGAAACCGGCAACCTCGGCTTCCCGTCCATCAAGTTCATGGACGCAGACGTGGTGTTGGACGGCGGTATCGGCGGTTTCTGCCCGGCGAACACTGGTTTCTTCTTGAACACCAAGTTCATCAAGTGGCGTCCCCACAAGGATCGCAACATGGTGCCGCTGTCGCCCAACCGTCGCTATGCCATCAACCAGGACGCCGAAGTGCAAATCCTGGCTTGGGCTGGCAATTTGACTGCTTCCGGCGCCCAGTTCCAGGGCCGCATGCAGAACTAATTGGTGGGCCTGTCGTGGGTCACCCTTCCCAAGGGGTTGGGGTGACCCACACCCCTTGGGTTTTTTGCCAATAGGAGATCACCATGGCAGCAACATTTGGCGCAGCGGTTTCTGCTGTGAAGGCATCGGCCTGACTGGCGCCGACGAGGCGTCTATCAGCGGCTGGCGCATCGGCGCGTCTGCAACGACGACCGATCTCAAGATCGACACCGGCGACGGCCCGGGCGTTTGATCATCAACCACCACTAGAAAGAAAAAACCATGCAACCCACGACACCTACCGTATTTCCTGAGATTCCAATCCCTCAGCCCGACGAGAACCGCTACGCGCACGACTCGCGCCTAGTGGTCGAGTTTTTCCGCAAGCCCGTGCACATGGAGGCCAAGAGCCGAGAGGCTGGCCGCGCCATCTACGAGGAAGTAGACTACCTGCGCATCTACACGCCTGGCGACAAGTCCAGCGTGATCGAGCGCCCCGTCAACGTGCTTGACGAGCAGCGCTTTGCCGACCGCTACAGCAAGTGGAAGGCTGGCCAGGAACAGGCCATCACGGGCACGCCGATCACGGTGCTGCCTGGCATGACGCCGGCCAAGGCTGAGGAGTACCGCTTCTTCAAGATCTTCACGGTCGAGCAGCTCGCCGAGGCGCCTGACAACGTCGGCCAGAAGTTCATGTCCTTCCAGCAGGACAAGAGCCGCGCCCGGGCGTTCATGCAGGTCGCGGCCAACAATGCCCCGATCGAGAAGATGAACGAAGAGCTGCAGAAGCGTGACCAGATGATTGAGGACATGCAGGCTCAGCTCGAGGCGCTCAAGGCGCAGATCAAGCCCAAGCGCCAGGTCGCAGCCACGGCCGACGCTGAGTAAACCGGAGGACGGGGATGGCCTTCCAGATCGTCAACGAATCGACCCTCTCGGCCATCGTGCAAAACGTGGCCGGGATGGTGGCCTACCCCGTCCCGACCGACCCTGCGGGCTCTGAGGATCCCGCGGTCCAGCAGTTGGTTCAGGCGGCCAACATGGCCGGCAACGAGCTGCTGTCGATGTTTGAGTGGCAGGAGCTGATCAAGAACTATCAGATCCCCATCCAGTCGGACACCAACGGCCAGAAGGAAAAGGGCTTCGCCCTGCCGCAGGACCTGTACCGCTGGATAGACCAAACCAACTGGAACGCGACAACGCAGTTCCCGTCGCTGGGCCCGGTGTCGGCGCAGATGTGGCAGCAGCTGCTCATTCGCACGACGCTGCCGACGCTGTCGTTTTACTGGCAGGTCCGCGACAACAAGATCTACGTGCTGGCGCCGCCCAACTCGCCGCAGACGATGAACGTGTTCTACGTTTCTGCCGGCTGGGTGCGCGATCAGAACGACCCCGACCTGTACAAAAACCGGATGACGCAGAACGGCGACGTGTCGCTGCTTGATGCAACTGTCATCACGTTGTACACACGCGTGAAGTGGCTCGAGATGAAGGGCCTGGACAGCAGTGCCGCGATGCGCGACTTCAACATCGCGTTCGACAACCGCAAGAATTCCGAGAAGGGCGCGCCGGTGTTGACCATGGCGCGCGACTTCCGCTTCCCGTACATCCAGCCGCTGATCAATACGCCCGACACGGGCATGGGGGCGTAAACCATGCCGTTGGTCCCCGTCAAGCCCTTCAAGACTCCGCGAAGGGCGGCCGCCGCACAAACTGCGCAGCCAGTTGTCATCCCGGCGCCGACTGGCGGGCTGAACTACCGCGACCCCATATCGGCGATGCAGCCGAGCGACGCGCTGGTGCTGAGCAACATGATTCCGCGCCAGCAGGGCGTGGAGCTGCGCAAGGGTTACCAGGTGCACGCAACCGCGGTGACCGTGGCCAGCGTGCCGCAGGCCGTCGACTCGGTGTTTGCGTACACCGCGCCCAACTCGGCCAACAACAAGGTGTTCATGGCCGCCAACGGCAACATCTACGACGTGACCGCAGGCGGCGCGCCTGTTGTCGCCGTGACGGGCACCGGCAGCACCAACGACGACTGGTGGACGACGCAGTTCTCGACGGCCGCGGACACGTTTCTGTTGGCTGTCTCGCCTGGCGCCGGGTACTGGACCTACAGCACCTCCTCCGGCTGGGTCAACCGCACCGGCACCGTTACCGGCATGACGACGGCGGTGCGCACGGTCGCCGTGTGGAAGCGTCGCGTCTGGTTCACGTTTGAGGGCAGCCCCAACGTCGGCTACATGGACACCGTGGACGCGATCACGGGCACCGTGACGTCGTTCCCCATGGGCTCGATCCTGCGCAATGGTGGCTCGGTGTCTGCTCTGTTTAACTGGACGATCGACGCCGGATTCTCGGTGGATGACTTCCTGATCGCTGTAGGCACCGAAGGCGACGTGGCCGTGTGGGAGGGGACTGACCCGACCAGCGCGGCTACGTTCAACCTGAAGGGCGTTTGGTACGTTGGCCCGGTGCCCAAGTACGGCAGCTACTTCACCCCGTTCGGCGGCGACGTGATGATCGTCAGCGAGCTTGGCCTGGTGCCAATGTCGCGCCTTATCACGGGGCAGTATTCGCAGGATGTGCAGGCCGGCGGCCCGGCGTCAAAGATCCAGTCGGTGTTCGCACCCCTGGTGCGCAAGCTGCGCAACAACCGCTACTTCAACGTGTTCGTGGTGCCGTCGTCCGAGGTGCTGGTGATCAAGCTGCCAAACGACGGCGGCACGTTCCGGCAGTTCGCCATGAACGTCACCACGGGCGCCTGGTGCGAATTTGTTGGCATGCCGATGCGCTGCGCGACAGTGATCGGCGGCCAGCTCTATTTCGGCACCGACGACGGCGTGACGTGTAAGGGCCTGTTCGGCGACCGCGACGGTGTGGATACCGTGGGCGCGGGCGGCAACTACGTCGAGGGTGACGTGCAGACCGCGTTCTCGCACTTTGGCACGCCGGCGCAGAACAAAAAGTTCAGCATGGTGCGGCCGATCTTCATTGCGCTGTCGGCGCCCTCTGTCAAGCTCGTGATCAACACGCAGTTCCAGCTGTCGCCGGTGGGCGGTTCGCCGTTCTACCTGTCTGACGACAGCGGCGTGTGGGATGCGGCGGTGTGGAACGTGGCGACGTGGGCGGGGCAGAACACGTACCAAGGCTGGGCCGGCACCAACGGCCTGGGCTACTACGGTTCGCTGCGCATGAAGGTGCGCGGCGTGCCGCAGACGGTGTTCACCAGCTCGCATGTCCTATTTGAAACTGGTGGAGTGATGTGATGGACGACAGCGTTCGCAGCCAGCTTGGCAACACTTTCTTGGCGTCTCAGCAAAGCGGCGACTTCGCGCCGTTCAACAGTCTGCTGGCCAACTACAACGTCACGCAGGGCGACCTGATGAGCGCGTTTCCTGACATCAACCAGGCTGGCGTCAACGAGTTCATGGGCCGCGGCGTGCGGTTTCCCGCGCAGTACCAGTCAAACCTGATTCAAACGCTGCGCAATTCTTCACCCGCGGGCGGCGACAACCCCGGCGTGACGATGTTTGAGAACGCGCCCAACGGACAGGGGATGGGCCGGCGCATGCAGTTCGGCAACAACCTGTTTAATCCGACGCTGTCGCAGATGCCGTCCATGACGGCGCCGCCGCTCAAGCCGTTTACCAACGACCAAGTCGGACAGTCCATTTTTGAGTCGTACCAACAGGGCTACAGGCTGCCGCAGATCCAGGCTGGCCTGCAGTCTCAATACAAGGTCACACCGGAACAGTTCAACGAAGCGTTAGACGACCGGCTTGGCCAGGCGATCTATGAGTCGTATCAGCAGGGGTTCAACATCCCGCTGACCAAGCAGGGCTCGATGGAGAAGCTGGGCGCGACTGAGGCGCAGTTCAACAGTGCGCTGGATAAAAGACTAGCCACAGCGATCTCCGAGTCGATCGGCCAGGGCTTCAATGTCGACCAGACGCGGCAGGGCGCGACCACCAAGCTGGGCGTCAGCGACGCCGACTTCGATCGGGCCTTGGCCCTTTACAACGCGGGACTGGTGTGAACCTCGTCACCGATCAACCCGGTCAGTATCCGCTCGTTTGGGAGTGGATCAACAAGCGCACGCGTCTACCGTGGAGCACCGACGTGCGCACGATCGGGTGCATGCGAGACGACGGGACGATCGCGTGCGCGGTCGCGTACAACGCTTGGACGATGTCCTCATGCTGGATGCACGTTGCGTTTGACGGGCAGCACGCGCTGTCTCGCAAGCTCTGGCGCGCTGCGTTTGAGTATCCCTTCATAAAATGCGGCATGGAAGCTGTGTACGGCCTGACCCCGAAGAATTTGGACGAGGCCCTGCACATGAACGAGAAGCTGGGCTTCCGCAGGATCGCCGAGACAGTCGATTGTGTGATGTTTGAAATGCGGCACGACGAGTGCCGTTGGATCAAGGAGAACGCTCATGGGCGGAAAAGGATCAGCACCGCCGCCGCCTGATTACATCGGCGCGGCGAACACGCAGGCGGCAGCTTCTAAGGAGCTGACCAACATCCAGAACTTTGCCAACCGGCCGACGATCAACACGCCGTTCGGTTCGCAGTCTTGGAACACGTCGGCGACGACTGACCCGGCAACGGGTCAAACGGTCACGTCCTGGACGCAGAACAACACGCTTGCGCCTGGCCTGCAGGATGCGCTGAACGCGCAAATCGGCCTGCAGAACGAGCGCTCGCAGTTAGCCGGCAGCTTCATGGACCGCGTGGCCGGCGAATACTCGCGCCCGTTCGACTACCAGTCGCTGCCGCAGATGGCCCAGGCCAACATGGCGCAGCCGCTGCAGACGCGCACGACCGACTACACGCCGGGCATCACGACCGCGTTCGGCTTTGGCCGTCCGCAGGGCAACGTGCAGACCGAGTCGCTGCAGCGCGGCCTGGACACGGGTGACAATCCGATGCTGCCGCAGGTGGATTCAGGTTACCGCGACCGGGTGGCTGATCAGCTCATGCAGCGCATGCAGCCGGTGCACAACTACCAGCAGCAACAGCTCGAGACGCGCCTGGCCAATCAAGGCTTCACGCAGGGGTCTGAGGCCTACAACCGCGCGCTGACCGAGTTGCAGCAGCGCCAGGCCAACGAGCGATTCAACGCGCTAGACCAAGCCGGCAACGAGGCCCAGCGGCTGTTCGGCATGCAGATGGGTGCGCGCCAGCAGGCGTTCAACGAGGACGTCACCGGCGGCAACTTCTATAACCAGGCCGCCAACCAGGCGTTCAACCAAGGCCTGCAGGCCGGTCAGTTCCGCAACCAGGCCATCGGCCAGGACTACAGCCAGGGGCTGGGCTCCGCGCAGTTCCAGAACCAAGCGCTGGGTCAGGCCCAGGCTCTGGATCTGGCGCGCATGCAGGCGCAGAACCAGGCTATTGGTCAGCAGTACGGGCTGAACCAGCAGTTCGCCGACGCGCAGAATCGTCTGCGCCAGCAGGCAATCGCCGAGCAGATGCAGCGTCGTGGCATGTCGCTGAACGAGATGAACGCGCTGCTGTCGGGCCAGCAGGTGAGCATGCCCAACATGCCGTCGTTCGCGGCTGCGCAGCGCTCCGAGACGCCCAACATCCTGGGCGCCACGCAGATGGGCTACGACGCCGCGCTGGGCGCTGTCAACGCGCAGAACGCCGCATTCGGCAACTTGCTGGGCGCTGGTGCGCAGCTCGGCTCGGCCGCGTTCATGTTCTCCGACCGTCGCCTAAAGTCCAACCTCAAGCGGGTTGGCACTCATTCGATCGGTGTTGGCATTTACGACTACACGATGATGGGAATGCCGCAACGCGGTGTGATCGCGCAAGAGGTGGAGCGCGTGCGCCCTGACCTGGTCAAGCGCCACGCCAACGGCTACCTGATGGTGAACTACGGAGGCCTGTAATGAACGACAACCTGATGTTCGACTACCTGCTGGAGATGGGCGCCATGCGCCCCGAGCAGGACGAGTTGCGCCGCAAGCAGGCGATGGTCGACGCACTGCGTGGCCGCGCCATGGAGCCCATGCAGGGCCAGATGGTGGGCAAGCACTACGTCGCGCCCGGCATCGCCAACGCGATCGCGCAGATGGGCACGGCCTACATGGCCGGGCAGCAGCAGAAGGGCGTGGACTCAGCCATGGCCGGCATGAACGAGCGCCAGGGCTCGACGCTGCGTCGCATGCAGGAGATGCAGCGCCGAAAGCGCTTGGGCCTGACCAACATCACCGGCGAGATGGACACGGGCGACTACGGCGGGGGTATGTGAAATGGATCCGCTGACCTTTGCAGATGACGTCGAGCTGCGCAAGCGCTCGATGCTGCCGATGGCCATGAGCTCGCTAGTGTCGCCTGGCGGGACGCTGTCCAACAGCGTGCAGCCTGGTCAGGCGCTGCCCCTTACGACGCGCCAGCGCTTGGGGAAGCTGTACCAAGAAATGGACGACATGGACACAAAGGATGTCGACATGTCGGGGCTGCAAGCTTTTGCGCGTCAGCAAGGTCAGGCGGGCGAGCAGGCCATGCTCAACGCGCTGGCCGCGCAGTACGCCGGCGACAGCTTCCAGCCGGTGCAGGCGCAATTCTTGAGGCGAGCGGCTGCTGCTGCGGAACCGATGAAGATGGGCGCCGGCGTTCTCACACCTGATGGCCAATTCATCAAAGACCCGATCGCGGCTCGTGAAGCTCGGCGCGCGGCGGTTGAGCGTCAAGCGTTGGGCCTAGAGCGCCAGATTGAGGCGCAGACGCGTGACGAGCGCGATCGGCAGGACCGGCTGCAGCGTCAGCAGGAGATGAGTCAGCTTG